CCCTTTTGTGGTTTCGTATCATCCATTGTAACAGTAGGAATCATACTTTTTAACAAGGACTCTTCTATAGTAGCTGATTGGCCACGGCATGTTTCTGTTACATCCTGGGGAAGTGTAGGAACATTCATTAATTCTAGCAGCACTCGAACTACAGGAACTTGAATAGATTCTGCAAGTACTTCTTGGAATTTTGTCGAGCAAAATACTTCAGGTTGATGGACTATACTCTGGAAATTCTGAACATCATCAAACGATGGGAACTGGGCAAGAGGAAATTTGGGAAATACTACTTTTGCGCCTACTTTTGCAGCACTTGCTTGTGCCGTTTTCTGTATTTCCTCGAATTTTTTATTCAATTCATCTACGGGCTGTTTTGCTGTTTCCAACATATTATTAATAGCTGCTTGTACAGGTCCTGGACTTATGATACTCACAAACCATAAAATAGATCCTGCCAATATAGACTTACCACCGTCTAAAACATCATCTTCAATGCGTGCTTGAATATCTGGACTAATAAAATTATAAATCCATTTTGCTGTTTTGAGACTTTGTCCCATAAGCATTTGTTCTTTTCCAAAATACCCCATGAAACTTAATAGTCCACTTTTCCATTCACCACGTGTAATATCAAATATCGCAATTATAAAGGAAAATATCTTACGAAGAAATTCTATATCTATTAACGAATTACTTACAAGCAATCTACATGTTTCTAAAATAGATTGAATCATAGGAATTACCATACGTGAAGGAACCCGTATATTTGTTTTAAAAGGGGGAAATGGAAACAAGAATGGCATTGAAATATCTTCCGTATAATCTTTGGATAATGATTTCACAACAGCAACAGGGCCAAGTATAGAGGCCAATTCTCGATTTTTTGTATCAATTGATTTAATATATTCGCGTACATTTTCAAATAGTTCGTCAATACTAAATGTCTTTGCGTCAGGAAGTGTAACAAGAGAACTTGCAGGTGTAACATGAAGTTCTGGGCCTGCGGTAGGAACTGGAACTTGTTTTCCTCCTTTTTGAGCCGCTTGATGTTGTACGGATTGTTCTACAAGTTCCTCTAATGCCTTTGCATCTTTTGGACTCCACATAGGCGATCCATCTTGTTGTTTTACTGTACTTGCCCAGCCAGGTTTTTTGTTTGATGTTGTATAAGCAATATAAGTTCGACTTGCTCCATCTACTGCGTCATACAGTCGTAGTGGAATACTGGTTTCATGATTCTTTACATAGGTTTCTAATTTATCGATCTGTCGTACTACTTCAGCCTCACTAAGCGGTTCGGCCATCCTATTCTATGTATTCTTTCTTTACGGAAAAAAGAACACATATATATGGTTATGTAACTATATAATTACAGTGTATAGTGTATGGTATCTAACTACCGCACATAGTACAACCTTCTCCTGCTTCTGCGGCAGCCTTTGCGGCTTGCAACGATTCCTCAAACTCACGTGCCAAGCGATCCAGGGTTTCTTTTCTAGATTCTTTTGCTTGAGGGATTGTTGGCTCCTCTACTTCCTCGTCGGAATGGTCTTCTTCATGCTGTTGAACGGTGGTTGTTGTGCTTAGAAATTTAGGATCGACTGTAAATTTCTGCGCTGTAACAGCTGCTTTTGTGCGAAGATAATAACAACCAGTCTTGAGCCCCTTCTTCCATCCATAGAAGTGCATACTTGTTAGTTTTGCATAGGTAGGATCTGATACAAAGAGATTGAGACTCTGACTCTGGCAGATAAAGGCGCCACGCGATGCTGCCAAATCAAGTAAGGTTCGCTGTTTGAGTTCCCATGCGGTTCTATATAAATTCTGAAGATCCTCTGGGATTTGTGAGATTCCTTGTACAGATCCATTTTGAGAAATAATCTGTTGCTTTAGTGGCTCTGACCAAAGGTTTCTATCCATTAAATCCTTCAAGAGATATTTGTTGATCATAATATACTCTCCTGCCAAAGTACGACGGGTATAAATATTGCTTGTAACAGGTTCAAAGCATTCATTGTATCCTAGAATCTGACTTGTAGAAGCAGTTGGCATAGGAGCCATAAGGAGTGAATTGCGGAGTCCATTGTTGACAATCTGGATTCGTAGCGTGTACCATGGAAGAGATCCATCGGTCTCTGTCCTAGGTGTTACATTCCAAAGGTCTGGCTGTAGTTCACCCCTGCTTGCAGGAGACCCTTTGAATGTTTCATAGGGTCCTTCGACTGATGCAAGTTTCATAGATGTTTCAGCAGCGGCATAGTACATATGCTCAAAGATACGCTGATGTAAATCGGCGGCCTCTAGACTATCCCATGCGAGTCTAAGCATTGCAAAGACATCTGCAAGTCCTTGTACACCCAATCCAATCGGTCTATGGCGCATATTAGACTTTTTAGTTTCAGGAGTTGGATAGTAATTAATATCAATCACGCGGTTAAGATTTGTTGTAGCAATTGATACAACTTCACGAAGTTTCGTAAAGTTAAATGTCCTTGTGACCTGATCAACAAAGGCTGGCAAGCCGATTGATGCTAGATTGCACACTGCCGATTCAGTCTCATCACTGTACTCAATAATCTCTGAGCAAAGATTGGAAGACTTGATTGTTCCAAGATTCTGCTGATTGCTCTTGGAATTGGCAGCATCCTTGTACACTAGATAGGGTGTTCCAGTCTCCATCTGAGAGTCTAGAATCTGAAACCAGAGTTTCTGAGCATTGATTGTCTTGCGACCAAGTCCATGCGATTCGTACTTTGTATAAAGCGCTTCAAACTCTTCACTATGTACATCAGCCAATCCAGGTGCCTCCGAAGGACAGAAGAGTGTCCAATCTCCATCCTCTTCTACACGCTTCATGAAAAGGTCTGGAATCCACAAGGCGTAGAACAGGTCACGAGCACGTTCTTCCTCCGATCCTGTTCCAAGCTTGAGTTTCAAGAAGTCTTCTACATCCGCATGCCAAGGCTCCAAATACATGGCAAAGGAACCATTGCGTTTCCCCCCACCTTGATCAACATAGCGCGCCGTATTGTTAAACACACGCAACATTGGAACTAGACCATTGCTAGTCCCATTTGTCCCGCGAATTAAGGATCCCTTTGCTCGAACGTTATGACAGTGAATACCAATACCACCTGCGTGTTTAGAGATAAGAGCACAATCTGTTAATGTTTTATAAATCCCTGCTATACTATCATCGGCCATAGCCAACAAGAAGCAAGAACTCAATTGTTGTCTTGGAGTCCCCGCATTAAAGAGTGTGGGAGTCGCATGAGTGAAATACTTTTGACTCATCAGATCATATGTCTCAAACGCCTTCTCAAGATTGGTTGATCCCCAAAGCGCCAGACTTACACGCATCCAAAGATGTTGAGGACGCTCCAAGATTTTTCCAGAAGAATCCTTCAAGAGATAGGACTTTTCTAGAGTCTTGAATCCGAAATAATCAAAGACATAATCACGCTCATGATTTATATGTGCCTCGATTGCTTCGCCATGCTTGTCAATGATAGACAAGATTTCATCATTTATATAGGATACACTTTCACCAGTCTTGGGAGATACTTGAGTTGCCAAGGATCGCATAACTTTACAGAAAGATGACTCTGTATTTTTTTGGTGATTGCTGATTGTAATACGCGCTGCCAACGTTCCATAATCTGGATGAACAGTTGTGAGACTTGCTGCCAATTGGCTTGTCAATTCATCTAGTTCAGTTGTTTTTACGCCATTATAGATTTGCGCCAAGACTTTTTGAGCGATTGCCGTCGGGTTGATGGCCAGTTTATCCGAGGCACGTTGTACACGCTCCAACACCTTGTCAAAACTAACATCTTCCTTACGACCATCGCGCTTTATCACTTGCATGCTAAGATTTGACGAGAAAACCATTTGTCTGTTGTACCGCAAGAATGACCGCTTGATTCGAATCAATTTTTAGGCTGTACGTGATTCTAGTCCTATACTAGTAGATGGACATCCTCGGAATATTCCTAGTATTTTGTATTATAGTAGCCGCGATGGGATTACTCAAACGTCAAGTGAAATGGTCTTGGCCAGTTGTACGTCCAGCAATAGAATCTACATGGCCGATGGTGCCCAATGGATATGGGAAATCCTCAAACTGTGGAAGAGCTATGGAAGGGTTTACAAATTATACTGTACAACAATGGCTTCCGTCTCCCGAAGTTGTTACAAAACCCTCTGTCGGTGACTGTCCTGGTACTCTTCTTAATGCAGGATCCTATGAAGCTGGTTCAAAATCCCCTTACAAGAGTTATGATCTCTTGACTGGAGGAAAAGCAGAACCACGTGTTGCCTCAGGACCCACTGCCGCTCAATGTTACCAAAAGGACTGGTCTATCGGCCTCGAACCTGGTGGTTCGTATGCCCAGCGTACAAACAATTATAGACAAAACTACCCTGATAGTTGTACAGCACCCAATCATGACCTTGTACTGGACTTTTACGAACCGAAACCTAGTGCCGATGGCCCTTATCAATTGACAAAGATATAATAGAATACATATGAGCAAGCTCGAGGAACGTTGCTATGTTGTCTCTGGAATTGGATTCTTACCTCTCAAAATAAAAGGGCATTCGAATAAAAAAGCCCTTATAGAATCTCTTAAGAAGAAGGGATTTTCTCCAATCTACAGTCAACTCAATCCCAATTCAAAGTCTGGAAAAGCATGTACAACAACTCCAACACCCTATTAAACTATATAGGATATGTATATATAATGAGTGAAGCTACTGTAACTACATTTTACATGATACACTGTATCTATGAAAAACGGAGTTGTTATTACGCGCGAGGTATTTGTCTTACAAATATACACTTTGACCATGTAGAAAATATTTCCCTAGAAAAAATAACACTTGTTGGGCGTTACAAGTTTATCCATAATCTATATCCAGCATTTATTCGATTCCAACAAGCATGGAAACGACGGCATAGATGGATTCATACAAGGCTCCGTGCGCTACGTCGTCGTGAACTTACTGGAAGCATGGAGTCACTTCCAAGGTTTCTAGAGGAGTTGTAGGGTCTTCATCCACTATTTTACAGGATGGCTCTTTGGGTTTTCGCGACGATGGTTGTAGCACATACAGTCCTTGCTTGGCTTTTTCTACATCTTCCCAGAAACTTTGTATAGCTGGCTGTACAGATGCAAACCAAGAACGTGATCGTCCAACTGGGATAAGAAACCATTTGGATGACCACCAAGGTATTGATTCAAGAAGTTGTTCATTCGATTGAAGTGTTGGTTTCCATAGCAAATCTTGCAAGGGGCTGTATTCGTATCGTAGGGCCGACCCTTCTTCATCACCTACTATATAAATCATCCCAACATAGGATGGATACTCTGGTGTTTCCAAGGCCGGTTTTGACCCATATTGCGAATTAAATGTAACCTCCAAATAATCACATTCTTCTACATTTCCTACTTCCATTTGAATTTGCATTTGAGCCATATATTCCTCTGGAATTTTATCTACAATTGTTCGTGTTACAGGTGCTTTGAATTCCACAAATCTACCTAGTCTATAGTCTGGACCTTCTACTACAAGACCATCTGGGCTTGCCGCAATTCGCGGATCTACAGCATGTTTCAAACGACCCATTTCTGCTACCTTTGTAGTTGTCAAATATTCATACAGTTGTTTTACAACTGGCTCAAATCGTATTCCCCATGTAAATGCCGTTAATTCTTCTGTATGTACGACAGTTTTTCGACCACTTGTATCAATCGGTACAGTCGATGCCTTTTGAAGTACAAGATGACCACGCGCCCGTGTAGGTTTCAAAATAATCGAAAATTGACTTGCCGATAAAAGTCCTAGTGCATCCAAATACCAGCTTTCTGTACGCTGTTCAAGTTGTGGCCTATTTAACAAGGACTGTATATTCTTGGTTCGTTCTTCTATTGACCATAAGACTGTTGTCTTATTTCGTTTTTCCTCTGCGAGTTTTGCTAGTTCTATATAGGAATCTAACAAGGACTCTAGTACCTTTTGGCCATAGGATGCTTCATCCGCTGTCAGATACGGTTCTACACCTATCGACCAGGATACTTGACAACTTTTACGCCATCGTTCAATACTCGCAACATCCGTCTCTTGTACCGGATGTTGTGAGATAAATTCAACTATATTGGGGAACATTGTATGCAATGATCGAGTCGAATATCGCATAGTTCAATTTTACACCCTTTTCTATTCAGTAGTTGGTGATTCTTTCTTAGGTTCAAGTTGTTGTTGCGGCATCTGTTGTACCTTTTCCACCTGTTTGCTTCTTCG